TCCTGCGTCTTTTGGAACAGCGCTTGCTGCTGATTCTGCGCACCTTGCCGAAGCTGGTTCGCCTGCTGTCCGGCTTGCTCAGACTGAGCCTGCCCCATAGGGGCCAGTGTGGGATCCCCCGAAAGCTGCGCGACGCTGGCAAACGCAGACTTGCGGCGCAGAAGATCCGCAAGCGCTGCCTGTTTCTCCGCGCTATCTACGGGCGCGCCAATCAGCGCGCTATAGAGATCACTTCCAGCCATAGGCTTAGAAACTCATCGCCGGCATCGGCACATTGTTAGGATCTACTCGCTGTTGCTGCATAAACGGCTGCGTTGCGCGACGATAAGGCGTGTCCATCATTTTGTTTGCGTAGAGCTGTCGACCCTGCAGCTGCTGTTTCTGCAGCGCATCCATCTTCGACATCACGTCTTTCTCTTTACGCTGCCCCGCATACTGCTGCATCAGGCCACCAATCGCCTCAAGCGGACTTGCTGCGACCTGCACTCGATCGTTGCCATACATCTGCGGCGACTGGCGCTGCTGGAGCATCTGCGCCTGCTTTTGCTGCTTGAGCAAGGCCGCTTGCTGCTCTGGGATCTGCCCCAGTTCAACGAGCTTCGCCAGATCCTCGTCACTCAGCTCCTGCATGCTCAGCTCATCCATCACACCACCTCAAGGTCAATACGGGAGTAGTCAATTTGCTGCTTACCCGTCACCGGCTCGGTGTAGACAACTAAGTCAGGATTTTCTTCGATCATAATTCCAGCGCGAAACGGCATCGGCTCTGCGTCCCATGTGTATCTGTAAAGGTGAACTTTCCTTCCCTCTTTGTTGCGCCCAATGAAGTAGTGATCTTTGTACGGCGTCCGCGAGAAGGCCATCGCGCCGCCCGCTAAGCCAGAGACGCCGCCGATCGCTGCATTGATACCCGCCTGAGAAGCATTAAACGCATCCAAATTAGCCTGCCCCGTCTGCTGCGCGGCTTGCGAGTACTGCGTCGCATCGGAACGCTGAGCTTGGTTAAAGCTCGGCATAGTGGGCATGCCCACTTGCTGGCCCGTCAGAATCGCATTGATCTCGTTAAGCGAGTACCCACGCCTCTGCATATCCTCGGCAATCTGCTGCTGCCGTAGCTGATTTTGATAGTTCGCAGACTGCATTTGCTGTCCGTATCCAGCCTGACCAGCCGAAATATCCATGCCCTGCATGCGAGCAGCTTCGGCCCCGGCGCCAATTGTCGACTGATACTGCGCCTGCAGCCGCGCATCTTGCTGTTCGGTCGAGAGATCGCCCATCGCACGGTCATAGGCTTCGTCTCCTTCTTTCAAGCCCATGTTGTAAAGCTGGGTTCGCTTCGCCTCGGATGCGCGCGCAAATTGCGGCTCGTTACGCGACTCAAACCGACCGTAAAGCGCATCCTCCGCATCTTGGGAGTACTTCTCACCGCCTCCAAACGACATCGCTTGCGGGGTCTGACCGAGCTGTTCGTAGTTACTGTAGTTGGGCGCTTGGCTGTATTCATCGGCGACCCGCCCATAGAGACTACCGGCCAACCCTGAGCGCTGAGCCTGCAGCCGCTGCTGGTCATCCAGCGCCGACTGCATATCGGGGTCGAGCGTCGTCGTTTGAGTCCAACGATTCAGGGTCTGACCTGTCGTCGGGTCACGCGTTGGCGTGCTTTGCCACGTCTGATTACCGAAAGGGGTGACCTGATTAGGTCGATTGGCCCAGGTCTGCTGCTCCGTCACTTCACGGGAACTAGCTGCCTGTGCTTCAGCCGCGCCGGTATAGTCGGGAGCTTCGGGAACGTCTTTTGACATGACTCACTTACGGGTTCAAGAATGAACGCCACGGTGAGCCGCTCTTATAGAGAGTACATCCGTCAGCTGGCTAACTGTACAGCCTGCCTAAGATAACGGCAATCTGCAATACGCAGCTCTTTCACAACCATATCGACGCCTTGCGCCCAACCCTCTTTAATTCGATACGTTTCTTTAAAGCCGAGCCATGCACTAACTGCCAAAGAGCCTTTTTGATTGGCCGGAGTCACCGCAACCAGAAGGCCCCGGCCCGCCGACACAAAGGCGTAGTGAAACAGCTCACGGAGATAGACTGGAGAGAAAAGCGCCCCTAAAGAGGGTGCGTATACGTGCACTTGAACAGCATGAGGAGTCCAATGATCGAAAAGGACACAAGCGCTAACGGATTGCGCTTCCAGAAATGCCACTCCCTTGACGCATCCGCTCGGATGGTAGCCCATAGCTTTGGAAGCCTGAGTAATTTCGTCATAAGTTGCCGCCCGGATCATTTAAAGCTGCCATCCACCGTCCGTCATGACATCAAAGCGTAGGAGCGTCGTTTTACTTGCTGAGCGACCATTGATCGCGATCGCGATCGCACGGCCGATTCCAGACCCCCCTCGTAGATTATCGATAATCTGGAAGTCGCCGCCCCACAAATCAACATCCCAAATCGCTGCGTCCCACAACGCACCGCTTGTCGGCGAAGCATCGGGCGGCGCAGTCGCCTCCGCGATGTTGTAGTCATAGCGCGCCTCTACGTTGTAACTTGGTGCCTGCTCCGCCATAAACACAGGGCGAATAAACTGTGTCCGATTGAACGTACCGGGCGCGCCGTAGTCTCGAAATCCCATAATCCCAGACCACTCAACCTGAGTCGCCGCGTCCGGATCAGCAAGAAGCACACCGTCTAAGCTTCCCGTATGAAGGAGGACTCGATTATCGTCTGTGCCAATGTAGTACTGAGAGTGCCACGTATCGCCCGTAAAGTAGGGAATGCTGCGGTAGATCGCCCAACCTTCTGAATTAATGCTCTGTACAAACTGTTTCGATTCAAGTCCAACCTGCTTAGGCACCGCCACAAGAATCAGGTTCTCGTTCGGAACCAACCGCACTTCCCAGCCCAGATCGTCTAGTGAGAGCTGCATCTCATCGTTGATTAGCGGCGTGATTTTGCGCGTCAGGTAGATGTCATTCTGCTGCACCAAAGCACCCGAGATGAGCTTCGACATCGGGAGTAGTCCATATGTCGATAGCAAGTACAGCTCGCCACCGAAAGCACCGGCCAGACGCCGCCCTGCGGGGGGTTGCCCGATGAACCAATTTCCGCGTTCAATGAAGTTACCGGGAACATCAGGGTCATCTCCTTGGTACACCACCACATCGCCTGACGTTGAGATCGCAACGAGAAATGAGTTAATGCCCGCGCCACCGTCAACCGTCCAGGTATACAGCGCGGCGAGGTTTCCGCCTTGCTTAAACTTGTTGCCGAAGTTGAATTCCGTTACCCGACCTGTGATGAGCCCAACTGGAAGATAGTAGGCCACGGCTGAGTTTTTCCGAACAAACCAGGCACGACTTTTATAGATCGTGACCCCGACAAACTCTGCCGGGTCAACACCATCAATCTGACCGGCCGCGGCTCCAGCCGCTGTTTTGGTCCAGTCATCCGTTGATTCATTCCAAATGTAGTAGCCATTCGACTCATCTGTGTAGAGCGAGAAACGGCCCGCGATCGTTGTAAAGTTCGTCCAGCCGCCGTAGCCCGATGTGGCGTCAACCGTTGGAAACGTCTCAATCAAGCTCGGCGCCGCAGAGCTAGCCGAGACTTCGTAAATGCCGTTGCCTGCGCAAGCAAAGAGTCGATCCTCAATCGCAATCGATCCCGTGAATGGGATGATCGTTTTCACGCCCCCGGTACCGACATTCGTGCACCACTCTGCATAGCCTGTGCGGATTTTGCAGCCGTATCGCGAGGGGATCATATTGAACAACGACACCGCATCGTTAGGGCCCATTTCAGCGATGTTCGTGACCGCATTGATGCCCGCAATCGGCGCGGGCACCTTGTCGCACTGAGTCATCTGCGGCGATGGCTGCAGCAGCCTCGCCGGCCGCATGCCTCGAGGGCCACTAATCGGAAATGGCATTTAAGAACCGTAGCCCGTTTCGGGAATGTTTCGATATCCCAAGTACGGGAACACACGGGAACGCGTCATGCGCAGTACGGGCGCCGAGACATCCTTCCCCGTCCAAGAGTTGAACATAGTGAGAAACTGACCCACCGCTGCCGTCGTATCAAAGCCTTTCGCTTCGAGAAAACGCAGTTTTAGGAACTTGATCGCAAGAATCGGCTCGTACAAAACGAGATCGGCAAACGCCGTTGCAATATCTGCGCGATCTGCTGCCGTCGTCGTACCGGCAGGCTGTACCCAGTTTCGAGAGATGTACTGAAAGTTGATGTCCTGTCCGCTTAACGGCGGATCCGGCAGCACCCAAAACTGACCCTCGTTCATTCTAAAGGTCACAAAGACTGTTGAGTTCGCCAGATTCGTGTTAACGAGATATGCCCAGTCTTGCGGCGTAACCGGTCCGCCAAGTGGCAAGCGCTCGGTCTGATCCCAGCCTGTTTGGTTGATGAAGTAACCGAAGTCATCTGGAAGATCGTACTGCCCTGTACCAACCGGATTAGCAGGCGTCGTACCAGTCGTAATCGAGTGCGTTCGATTGAGCTTGTTCCACTCATGCAGCGCCAACATTTCCTGCCCTGAACTATTGAGCAGTGTTTTCAGCTCAATGAAGGCAGCATCCGAGCTGGTAAAAGGATCCGGAATAGGTGTGATGCCGCACTCCGCTGCCGCGCGGTTAACGATATCTCCAGCTTCCTCGTATCGCGCCACTTAGGACTCCGAAACTCCAAGCGAAGTAGTGATTGCCACTGCTGCAGTGTACTTACCCGTGACCGTTGCGACTGTCGGACCTTGATTCCCAAAGTTACCGTAAACGAGGAACGGTGCGCTTGGACTGATAACAGCCCACATCTCAGCAACTTTGTTTATTGATGTATCAACGAAGTAATAAGCGATCACACTGGCGGCAACAGGCTGTAGTTTGTCGACTACAGCCTGCCAGTTCGCATACAAAGAATTGCTGAGCTTCACAAGCTAAATTACTTCCTTGTTGCACGTTCCGGTACTTGAGCCGTCTGCGCCTGACTCATCGCAGAGTTCATGATGGCGTTCTGCATTTGCGCGATCTGCGCCGCCATGTCTTGCTGAGCTTTGCGCAGCACTTCAAGCTCCGCATCTTTCTGTTCGATTTCTGTGCGCAAGATCAGCAAGGGCGCGGCCTCTTTGGCTGCTTGAATCGCATCCTTCGCGCGTTGCTTAAGGCCCTGTACAGCCATGAACTTCTGTGTCGTGCTATCCGGCATACCTGCCAGATTCTCAAGCGTATGACAGCCGAGAAACTCCAGCTCCTTAACTTGTGACTTCGACAGCCACGACACCGTATGCAGTGGTGTACCGGAAGCCGCTTCTTGTGCTCGCCCCTTCTTGAAGGCGTCATATCGATCACCGAACCGCTGCAAGTCACGCGGTTGAATCGGCCGGCGAATAATCGAGAGCTTATCGCCGGGAGTCATGATCATGACAAAATCGACTTCACGGCAGATCAGACGCCCCTCTTTCGTGCTGGCCTCTTCGTTTGGGATCGCATCGGAATAAAAATGAACATAAAGCGTTTTATCCGCTTCTCGTTCTTTGGTAAACGCAGCCGATGTCATCTCGAAAGAGGCTTCTTGTAAGGACATGCATTACTCCGGTTGGAATTCTACTTTTGCCGTTTTGCTGATCTGAAGGGCAGGAAAGAGCAAGTCCTTCCGCCCCGCTAAGACGGTGAGCAAATCTGCCAGTGCGACAACATTTGCTGTCGTCACGCCGTTCGCAAGCTCAGTTGCGATCGCCGCCGCATCCGCCACGATGAGCGGCGCGAGCACACTCAGTTTAATAAGCGCCATCTATAGATTTCCTTGTGAAAAGGGGCACCAAGCTTGCGCTAAGTGCCCCCAAGAGTACATGAATCGAGTCAAAGTCGCTTTAGGCTTCGTCAGCTCCGTGCATACGGTTCATTTCCAGCACGTTGTAGAAGATGGTCGCATTGTTGTACGTCACCGTCACATTGCCCGAAATGGCTGCGCTGTTAACCACCGAGGCTTGGATGGTCTTTCCATTCGGATCAACCGCCGTAACAATCGCATTTGTCCCTACACCGGTGCCCGTAAGGTACCCACCGACAAAGAAGCCTGCAGTAGAGGCCAGCTTGATCGCACTATCTCCGATCACCCCCTGCCCCGCCGACACCACAGTCTGGGTCGCAGGCGTTACACAGATTGCACCTTCGATGCCCAACGTCGCCGCATCAGGCGTGCCCTGACCCGTCGCGTTATGCCCGACAGCAACCCCTGCAGCAACCGACGCTGAGCTGTTCAGTGGGCTCCGGCCGGACATCTGGAACCACGCATATTGGCCCGTAGTGCCTGCGACGTTGCCCTGATAGATGTAGTACGGCCGGCCCGCATTCGCCGTCGCCGTCCATTCCAAGAAATTGTAGGTGTAGACCTTGTTGGTCGCATCCCACACCGGCAGTGCCATACATCCGCCGTAGAGACGGATACCTGCACTGACTCGGCCAAAGATGAATTCACCCGGGCCCCATACCGGGTCTTCCGCTCGGACAAGAAAGCCCGGAGAAATGGGCAGACCAAACGGTGGCAGCGCCGGTACCGGAACGACCGCTTCAATGGGCGGGTATCCCGCATACTGAGAATCAAGCTTGTAAGTCATCAAAATCTCCAAAGAGGTGGCTTGCGCCACCTCTTTAAATTAGGCGTTGTCGTCCAAGCGGCCTTGGAACTGCGAGCCCGAAGTGGTCATGTTGCCGGCCCAGCCGATGATCTGAACCTCAGCGTCCTGGTTGATCGCATAGCGCTTGTTCGGGCTGAGCGGAACCATGTTACGAGCCGCATGCGGGCGCCAGAAGATGTACTTGGTGTTCAGCATGAACAGGGTGTTATTAGGGCAGAAACCCCCAATACCGCCATCCAGCACGAAATCCACCCCCATGTACTTGATCGTGGGAAATCCGAGATCGCCAATCTCGGCTTGCGTAAAGCGTTGCTGAGCCTGCAGCGAAGCGAGATACAGCGTCCAAAAATTCGCATCCGCAATCACCAAATCCGGGTGATCCCGACCGCGAATCAGCTGGCTCCAAAGGCCATTCATGTGTGTTTGGATATTCGCTGCGGTGACCACACCGCCTGCGAGATTCGTCACCTTCGGGCGCCAGAAAGTCCAGACCGCACGATCGATACCGCCGTAAGTGCCCGTCGTTGGCACGACAGGCACCGCTGCGTTGAGGCCCACTACCTCTTTACCGCCGAAACCCGTCCCGTCAGCGTACACACCGCCCGCAAGCAAGTTCTCAATGCTGGATTCGGCAACGCCCATGCGGCCATCCATCATGTCAATGACTTTCTCTTTGCCTGCGTTCTGCAGCAACTCAAGGCCGGAAACGGTGACTGGCACCGCCGCTTGTTTAATCTGATACTCCGCAGCAGTCAGCACGTCCTGCGCCGCAACCGGAAGCAGGTCGTAGCCGGAGTAGTAGCCCGCGTTGCCATTCTCCGCGAAGCTCATTTCCTCGAAAATGACATTGCCGCCCGAAAAGGTGCGGACATTCCCGCGGCCCTTGAGCTTCATCAGCAAAGCGTTGTTCCTAGTGACGTTGTCGGCGAGTTCGCCAGAACGCGATTGGATCGTCGTCGCGACGATATCGGAAACGTTAGGGAATGCCATTGAGGCGAAACTCCTAGTCAGGAAAACGAAGACCTGTCGCCAGGACAGAAATTTTCGTATTGACTAGGGTGAGAACTACATCCGATGATCGGTGAGTAGCGCGTCCCTTAAGTCCGGAAACATTACTTAAGCTGGCTTGTGCAAACTATCAGTCTTGCACAAGCTCGTCAAATGCTGCCGTTAACGCAGCGCGACGATCCACCGCTTTGTCTGCATTTTTAACTGCCCCGTTGGCCGCTCCTCCACTAGGGGAGCCTCGAACCGCGGATGCCGCGCGCCGTGCTTTATCGACCGTCGACTCTCCATTCGGTGCCTGCTTCGCCGCTGCTTCGCGCTGCGTCAGAATCTTATCTACCTCTGAGTTCATCTTGCGCGCTTTTGTGTATGCCTGCTCCAGCGTCATCAGCTCGCCGCGACTCGCTGCCCGCTGCATGAGAAGGCCCACATCTTCGCGCAGATCGTTAAAAAACGGCTTTTTCTCTATCTCAGCAAGCTCCGCATTCGCAGCGGCTTGAATCTGCTGCTCTCGCGCCTGCTTTGACTGCCGAATTTCATTCTGCATATCAAATAGCGGTTTCGCCCACTCCGGAGGGCCGCTCTGCGCAGGCACCTGCACAGCAGGTCCTTTGCCGGTCAGTTTCGCCGACAACACCGCATCGAGCGTTTCCACGTCGATGCCGTAGGTATCCATGATCTCTGCGATGACTTGCGCCTTCGCTTGTGGCGCGCCCGTTGTCAGCCGCGCCGCCGTCGTCATCAAGCCGTGAAAGGCTTTCATCGGCGTAGACTGCTGCGCCGCGATGAAGGGCAAAAACGGCTGTACCGTCTGATCAAACTGAGACTTGTGCTGAATGGCCGCCCCGTGCTGCGAAATGAATCGCGCAATCTCTTGTTCGCGCACATTAATTGCATCGCGCACATCAGAAGGCAGTTTCGCCCAGTGCTCTCTCACCGCGGGCTTCCAAATCTTAGGCGCATCGCCTGCCGCTTCAGCCGCAGCCTTTTCAGTCTGCTCTACCGACTTTGCTTTGCCTGCATCTTCTTGGGCCCCTTTGGATGGGTCAGCTTTCTTCGCATTTTTTGATACGCCGTCATCACCCACGGGCTTACCAGGATCAGACTCGGGCTTTGCTGACTTATCGGCCCGTCGAACACTATCGGCACTCCCCGGAACGTCACGGTGGGCTGTTTCGTCAGCAGCTGCGCTGGCATCGGCTTCCGGGGCGCTGTCAGCAACTTTGTCAGCGCTTGCGCCGGCATCGGTAGTTTCATCTTCAACGTGCTCCTTAAAAGCATCCGCCAATTGCTCACGTCGGTCAGCCACGGGAGTACCTCGATTTATTTCTTAAGTGTTCAAAGGCGTCGCTCATCTGCTGTTTCCGTCGCTTCGAGTGAATGTTCGTCTTTCCGGCTAAGTGATCCGCCCGCGCTTTCTGAGCACGGTCCCAGTAGCCACCCGGAGCCGAGTAGTCTTGTGTATGAGCAAGCCCATGCTGCCGCATATGATCTCGCAGCACCGAACGCGACGAAATCAGCGAGCCATCAACCGGAGAAACGAAGGGTTCGATGTCTCCAATGATAATGCCGCCTACGTAGCGCGACGACTCATCTGCGCGCTCTTCCATCTGCTTAGTTTCTGCGTTGTAGCGAAATCTACGCTTCACTCGCCGCCTCCTTCTTTATTTTTGCTTCTTCTTTCTTCGTCGCTAAGTCGTGATCACGTTCCGCAACATTAAACGCAAACTGCACTCGCTGCTCTTCTCCCGCAGCGATGATTTCAGCCTGAATTTTGCGCATCTCCAACGCATGCTCTTCACGCTGTTGTTGAATCTCGAGCATAAATTCCTGCTGGCGCTGCTCCATCTCCTGCTTCTTCAGCTCCATTTCCGCTTGGAACGCCTGCTGATCCTGCTGCATCTTAGCTTGCGCTTCTTGCTTCTTCAGCTCCATTTCCGCCTTGGCTTTCTCCACAGCCGGATCAGGTTTATCTGTCTTCGGCGGAGCTTTCTCGAACTGCGTAATCGCACTGTCGAGAATACCTTCTGCTTCGTTAGATCCGCGAAACCCGGCGAGAAACCACTTGAGCAGCTTCATCAGCACGGGGAGTGCCATCGGTGACAACTCGAGCAACGGAGCAGCAGATTGCATAAACTGTGCAAGTCCCATGAGGAAGTCCGAACGATCCTGCTTCAGCTGCGCGTAGTCCGAGATCGCCAGAGTTTCTGGACGCACCGTAATCTTCCACTTCGAGTTCTCTGTATCCTTGATCAGCGCCACCGCTTGCTCAGCCAGGTTAGCATCCGGTGTCAGCATGATGTTCGACTGCTGAATGATGCAGTAAGGTTGATAGTGCCGTGCGATGATCTCCACTTTGAGCGCCTGGATGTCATTCACCCACCGCGCAAACTCATTTTGCAACGCCTCGATACGGATCGAACCAAACTGTGTCTCCAGTTTGTCCGCCGTCGCACTGACACGCTCAGTCCGCGCAGAAGCCGCACCACGCATCACATCCGACATGCCGGTGATCTGCTGCAGCTGCTGAATCTTCTGTGCCTGCTTGCCGGTGAGAATTTCGATGACTTCCGCGACTTCCTTGATCGGAATCCACTGAATCGCGCCCGCAACGCCGCCTTTCTCCATGAACGCAGCCCAGTTCTTCACCGGGATCAGCTCGTTCTCAACTGCTTCGTTGAAAATACGCTTCAAGCCATCTTGCGACTCATCGTAGCAACCGACCAACTTGCACGCTTCGACGAGCAGATTAATACGTGTCTCAAGCTCATCGATCTGTTGATAGATGTCCCGCGCGATGTCGTAGTCCGACTTCGGCATGAACTGCGAAGTCGTGATATTAGCCACCATTGGCGGGGGGTCCGGAAAATAACCTTTCAGACCAAGCGGGTCATCTTGCATATCCAAAATGCGCTTAGCGCCTTTGGCCCACCAGAAGGTTTGCTTCGTTTCTTTGTCCCAAATCTCCCAGACTTCGGCTTTGTTCTTCCGCGTCGCTTTCTGCGTGCCGTCCTTCGGCATCGGACCGTAAGAGTCGAACGAGACACTGTCGATGTCTTCGTCCGTCAACTCTTTGAATCGCTTTTTCAAATCCCGCTTAGTCAGGTAGCTGCGAAACGCTTCCCACGGAATCTCAGAGTAAATTCGCGCCGGGCCCCACAAAAGATCTTTCCAGTGCGTGTAGAGGATGTCTGTCCACTCATTCTTGATCTTTGTTTCGCGCACCTCGGGCGCCAGCTCAATCTGCGTCCCGTCTTCCGCCGTTGCGAGAATCGCCGGGGTGACCGTTTCCTCTTCCTCAAACTGATACTGCACCCGCGCAGTACCCATTCCGGGAATCAGCCGATCCTGCAACGCATTGCGAAACACCGAGGCCATGTCTTCGCCGGCCACTTCGATGTCGGTATTGAGGATACGAGTAAGCATCAAGCCGGCGACGCGCGACACATCATCGTCCGCATCCGCAAAACGACGTACGACTTCCGCTTTGGGCGTCTTGCCGTACATCATGCTCATCAGCATGGTGATGTTCGAATTGAAAAAGTTGAGCTTAGTACTTAGCGCCCCTAGCTCATCATCGCCGCGATCATCACGCCGCTCATCGCGGAACTTTTTGTCGATCTTCTCCCCGCGCCTATGAAAGCGCTTCAGTGCAGAGGTCTGCGCATTCTCCAGCTCATCTGCCCAGTAACGTTGCCACGCAATGGGCGTCGTCGGTAGCTTGTCCTCCGTCTCGCTCACTCGTACCAACCCGTAAAGCTCACATCACCGCGAATGATCTGCCCGACGGTTGCGGTGCCCACGGGAATCTGCAGAATCACGTGCAGAAAGCGCCCGCCATCCACGACAACGGTCTCCGGAAACAGTCGGAAGATATCGGGCACGGAGGCGCCGATTCCGGCCGCTACCGGGAAACTTTGAATTGCTAACGGCACCCGTCGCGGGGCCCACGTACCGACTCCATCCGCGGTCGCCAACGACACGGCACTGGCATTGAGCCCAATGCCCCAGTCCAGCACGGTCGGTGTCACCGCGACCACCGCACCGAGGTTTACAGTACTGATCGCCATGCTCGTCAGACTTAATTGCTGACCTGCGGGAACTTGGTAGCCAAAGAGTGCGTAGTCCGTCACGGCGCCCGCGACCGCGGCAAACTGAAACCGTCCGCCGAGAGTGGCGTAGCCTGCCGTCGCATTGGCCAGCGTCGCGCTGACTGGATCGGTGGAATTCGTGTGATTGGCCGTCTGAGCAAAAGTTGCAACAGGCGATTGCCAAAATCCGTTGCCAATCTGGACGAGCATGCTCTCCCAGTTGCGCGACATCGGATAGGTGCCCTGCGCCACGTTGGTCCGCCCGACTAAGATCTGCGGCGCCGTTGCAGGCGGCGTCGCTGCGTTGTAGGTGCGGTAGGTCACCGGCAACCGCGAGCTAGAAGTCGCGAAAGGCTGCGTTGAAGGGACCGTGATCGCACAGACCCCGGTTTGATCGATGATGAACTGAATCGAGGTGGGGCCTGCGATCACGACATAGATCGTGTGCTGAACACTGGGGATCCAGGTATACGCCTGTCCGGTGAGGACGTTGATAAAACTCCCGGTCGTCTCCACTCCGTTGAAGTTGATGACGCCTTGAAGGCCCGCCGCCGACAGCCGCAAAAAGACCCCATCCGTCGGGGCTGTGACCCCCGTCGCAACGATGAAGCCGGCCTCGATCACGGCGTTGGCTTGTGGACCTACGTTGGTGCCGAAGCCGAGCACGCAGGCCACCGGAACGTCGCCATACAGCTGAAACGATTTAACCGACGACAAACGCGCAACCGCATTCGCCGTCGTGACGGCTCCAGAATTGAGTGTGATCAGTCCTGAAGCTTGCGCAATCGTCATGGTCGTGACGGTCTGTGCCCACTTACGGATGTCGACCGCTGTGCCGTCGACCTGATCAAAAAACAGCTCGCTATCCGTGCCCGTGACGAGCCGCCCGAGCTGATCGGATAAAAGCGGCGTTGTGCCTGCGTAGAGTGCCGCTGGAATGGGGTTACTTTGATTCGCTGCAACCGACCCGGTCGAGCGATTCAGCCAACTGACATCCGTCATCCACGTCTCCGTAACATTCTCATGCGTTTATCGTGCTCTGCAAACAGCTCATCGAGCGTCCCAGCGTTCGGGATGATAATGCGTCGCTTCTCCGGCTTCTTATCCTCCACCACAAAAGGCTGCGCCACGATGGCGAAGTAGCGAAAGCTGTCCGAAGGATGGCTCGCCCAGTTGTGCAGCGGGTTATTCGAGAAGACCTTCTTCTCCTCGTCCCACTCGCGTTGGTAGGCGCGTAACCCTTCCACTCCATCCGTCGACCGCGGGCTAAAGTAGCACATCGGCAAAACCTTGCGTACAGCGGAAATACCATCGATCAGATCTAGTTTCGGCACGATTTGGACCACCGAAGGCCCGTACTCATCCAAAAACTGCTCAATCGTGGAGCGGCGCGACGCAAAGGTTTTCGCCTTGGCATCGTGTGGCAACCAGATCTTCCGATAGGCGTACTTGCGCCGATAGTCCACACTGCCATCCGGTACCGTGCCATTCAGCTCTTGGAACGCCTCATCGCACCCCTTGCCCTGCATCTCGAAGTAGTCGACGAGGGCAACCCCACCGGGTCGTTTCTGCCAAAACCAGCAGGCTGTGCCATCGGTGCGGCCGATGTCGAAAACGCACTCCACCTCCTGATCGGGGTCGTACTCGGCGAGGTCCGAGTAAATCTGGCCGGCGCCTTCGAGTTTGGCGATCGTTGCCGCGTAGTACGTGCCCTTAATCGCCGCCGTGGGGTCGCATAGGTACTCTTGTCGGTACTCTTCGTCCTCCAGCTGCGTGCGGATAAAGGCCAGCTCCTCAGCAGGGATGATCCCGGACTGATCCGCGCGTAGGATCATGTGATAGCGCTGACGCACAAACTCAATCGGATCGATATCCGGGGGCAGCATGCGCCCTTGGTAGTTCTCCGACATTTTATAAAAGTGGTTTTTCCCCTTGAACGTCCCGATCAGCACGGCCCAACCTTTGCGGTCAGTTAGCGTAGGGATAATGATTTTCGGCAAGACAGACGGGGCCATGTCGCCGTACTCATCGACGACGACCCCGTCGAAGTAATTGCCGCGCATGGCCTCCGCGTTGGGTCCGTCCGCACCAAACAGCTCAATCGTCGCGCCGTTGTGTGCGTAGGTGACCGTCAGCTCCGATTCAGACGGCTTCTTCGCCTCTAAGCCTGCGGTGTACTCCTTGACGTACTCCCACACGACTTTCTTCGCCTGAGATCGCAAGGGCGCGATATAGGCATAGCGGGGGCGCTTATTTTTGTTGTAGACCGCCCGGTTGATCGCCTCATTGATGGCCCCGACTGTCTTCCCCGCGCGGCGATGACACACCATCAGCGCAAAACGTTGCCAACGAGCGTGAAAGGCTTGGAAGGCCGGGCGCGGCTCATACTCGAGCCGCACCGTTTTAACGTCGCTTATCGAAACAGCCTCAAAAACGGCTCAATCCACATGACGACTACCTCTTACGATGATTTCTCGGTTTGCTCGCGGGAGTATCTTGGGTTCCCGCCGTTTCGTCAAATGCATCCTCGAGTGCCTGCTTCAGCTCCTGCGTATCGGCGCCATCGGCGACAGTCAGCTCAAGTCGCGGACGAGGGTGCACCGGGCTCATCAGCGGCTCGCCGCACTCGCACAGATCGAGGTTCGGATTGGGTCCGTGCCGATACTCATGCTCGGGCAAGTCCTCCTCATAGCTCACGGGGATCGGCGTCGAGGAGCCGATGGGCACCTGCATGCGTTGTTTCGTCACTTTCACCATCGAGCGCACTCCGAGGTAGGGCGGGTTGAATATTGATCTGCGTCGGGCCGTTGAAATTGAGCTGCTGAACCATGCCGGGAATCTGTTTGCCGACGAGTTTGTAGAAATCTCCGGGATACTGATCCGCCCAAATGGCCATCCGTGGCACCCCTCCGATGATCTCGAAGGTTTCCTGTATCGCATCGAGCAGCCGTGTATTGCGGTGCGCCTTCTTCGGCTTCTTGTTGATCTCTTGACATTCCACGGCCGTGTCAGAGAGCAAATAATCCATGCTCTGTGCGTAATCCTCGATCGTCTCTTCGAACGGGCACTCTTTGGGCAGGGTTTCCATCTTCTGCAGTGTATCTTGGGGTTGCCCTGCCGTCTATTTGCGCGCAGAATGCACGCATGAGACAGCGTCGCGTTTTTAAGAAACACAAAGCAGTGCCCTTGATCAAAATCAAGAGCTACCCGGCCCCGATTCGGGGTCTGACGGCGGCGCAAATCGTCGAGATGTCGGGCGCTGTGGCCGGTAGCGACCGCTACGCGGTGCGACAAGACTGGCGCGAGCTGATCGAGGCCAAGTCTCGTTTTATTCCGAAAATTTGGGGAGACAACGATGCATGAAGTCGATCAACGGGTGCTTACTCACCTTGACGCCATTCAAAATGCGCTCGATCAGGCTCTTTCGGAGGCCGCCGGGGAGCGAATGGGCTACATCCTTCTCATCGTGCCTGCGGCCCGCATCGGGGAGCATATCGTCACTTCCAATCTTGAGAAGCCGTCCGTCATCGTTCGTTTTCTACGCGATGCGGCAAACATCGTACTTCGAAAACGAGCCGCACCGCCTCTCAACTCATGAGCCGGCGACGCACTGCGGCGGATCGGCGCTACTCCGCCTCCCCGCGGGGTAAATATGCCGCTCACAAAGCCAATGCCTCTCGCCGCGGGGTCGCCTTTAACCTGTCGTTCGCTCAGTGGTGGTCGATCTGGGAGGGCAGTGGGCAGTGGACCCGTCGCGGTAACCGCCGCGGGCTGTGGTGCATGGCGCGGATCGGCGATGTGGGCGGATATGAGATGGGGAACGTACGGATCGTTCGACACGAGACGAACACGGCGGAAAGAAATCGCGTCGTCGCTGATGCGATTCGATCTGGGTTGGGCATTATCTCGTCTGTCTCGTCGTCGGAGGCGCCGTTTTGAGCGGATGTAAGTTTCCAACCCCGGGGAACCTTAAGTGGCTTGATAAGCTGCGCGTGCGATCGGACATCAATGCACGAAAAGCCTACCGCTATTACTTTTGCTTATTCCGTGCAACTCCGTGCTGGCTGTCGCAGGCACATAAAGCTCAGATGCGCGATGCGTACCGTTGCGCGCATCGAGCGGGGCTCACGATCGATCATATCGTGCCGCTGTCTGGCGGCATCGTCTCCGGTCTTCACGTGCCGTGGAACTTGGCGGCGATTGCGCACTTGGAAAATCAGAAAAAGGGGTCCAAATGGTGGCCCGACTCCCCTTTTTCTCAAGGTGAGCTATCCCTATGAAAGCTCGACGCGAGCGGGGTCCGACTCGGACGGAACGCGAACTTATTCTGATTTGTGACTGCGTGACTCAGCAGGATGACTGCGGCCCGTGGACTGTGCGATTACCGGGAGCGGAGTTTGACCGGCTGTTTTCCGGTCTGCGCTCCGCATGGCGTTTCCGGGTTAGGTCGATTCAGTCGACTCACTTCTCTTTTCATGGCGTTTTGTTCGAACGCAATTCAGCCGCGTAACTTTTATCTTACTCCGGTTATCTGCGAGTTCGTCGCGCCAGTCATCCAAATCCCCCGTGTACTGGCCGCACCAACCTATTACGGCATCCCTAACGTATTTTTCCAGATCTGCTGCGGAGGCGTATCCGCAAATGGGCAGCGTTACTTTAAATGATTTAGTTTTCATTCTTCAATCCTACACGGCGCGCACTCTGCGCGCAAGTGTTTTAGTCAAAAACAATATCTCCTGAGCGCAAAGTTAATTTTTTAAAAGATTACGTGGGTGGGTCGAGTATAGCTTTTTCGCTTCCCTGGAAAACACCCCGGCGGGGGCCAAAATACAGCTAACTTAACATAACGAGCTATTTAACTTAATGGTTATTATGCGCATGGTGCAGTGCAGAGATAATCTTTTCAGCTACTTATAGTTTTACATAATGTTTATACAGCTGTTAGTTAACTTAATGCATACAGCGCTGTATGCATTAAGTTAGATCAACGAAGATTAAGTTAAGTCGGAACTAAGTTAAATCCACGTTAATCGAAGAGGGCGCTCTCGAGAGACGGGAACCCCCCCTTCCTATTGAGGGTTCTCCCTTCCTATTGAGGGTTCTCCCTTCCTATTGAGGGTCAACAGCGATCCTCCCTTCCTATTGAGGGTCGACATCTCTAGTTGAGGGCCAAGATCCTTATCGGAGATAACCCCGGATCAGCCGCCAAAGGGGTCGCTATAGCGCAGGCACGTGTTCACTTTTCGAAAAGTGCTTTTTTCCCTTTAGAATCAATGCTTCGTATGCAAGCGGATCTTTCTCTCAAACTCTCTATAGAATTTCACTACTGTACACCTACTAGTAGCTATTCTTGTTAGATATATATCTTTATCTGCTTACATAGTATACTCCAATCTATCGATATTAATCAGACACTTACATCTACGTATCTATTCCACTCAAATGATTACCTGCAAACATGCTTAATTATCAGGCCCTTACTCCTCCCCGGGACCTCGCCTTCGAGCTGACGTCGCTCTTCCGCGCACACGGCATTGCCAAACCCTCCCACAGGCAATTTACCTATCTACGTCATAGACTTACAGACCTCGGCTTCGTCCGCGAGCGAGTCCAAGGTCTGTGTGAGTACTGGATCGACGAAAAAATATCTCGAAATAACGACCCCGAATCTAAGCGTATTTACACCATTAACTCTTTTATCTCGATGTATTTTCCGGGTGTTTTGCCTATAAATGAGGCTAATCGGAGCCTGGAAAATATAGCGAAGATTAACCAGTTCCATAAGATCATGCGTTCCCGCGGCCTCCGCCCCCGCCATAACTACGAGTATTGGTCCTATAAAATGCAGAAACGCCAATATACGAAGCGCCCCTTGCCTAAACCCTCTAATCCAAAACACATTCGAGTTCCCCCCGGCGCCTTTAACGTCACTAACTTGCTCGACGCCAATGCCATGCGGCTCACCCCCGAGAACTACCAATGGGCACAAAACTATCTGCGCGCCAAGGGCGCATTAAAGATCGCCGGCACGTCCAAATACGCACTGCCCAATGTCCGCGGAAGTCTCCCCGCCCAAATCACCGGCCAATGGCAACTTCCCGGCCCCGCCTTCACGACCTACCAATTTCAACTCCTCAACAACGCCCGCCGCCCCTCTAAAGAAGACTGGCAGCGCGCGCTAGCCTTTCTCTACCAATCCGGTTACACCTTCGACCCCAGCTGGAAACGATGGAGAAAAGCTTGACGCCCCTCATCCCCGCGTGCACACTGCGCGCATGGACAAGTTAATCGCCCGTATCGAATCTCGTCGGCGCATCACCGCCGCCACGACTCAAGAAATCCTCGACAGCATGTGGGCAAGCCACGAGATCTCCGACAGTGAGCATCAAAGACTGCACGAGCATTTCGCCCCCCTCATGATTGAAGAGGCTATCGCCGCATGAAGACCGTCAGTATTCCGCTCGATGTCGCGCAACTCATCCGAGTCGCGCTGCTCCCCATCAATCCGAACAAGTGCAGAAGCTGGGAGCCCGAGCTAGTCGAAGCGGTCAGGATCTACATCCACGCACTCGAGGCCGCGCAGCGCACATGAACCGGCGCGCGGCAGTGCAGGCAGTCCATGCGCAGCGCCACAAGCTCATGGACCGTCTGGGCAAGCGCATGCGCCGGGCAGACGTGGAGGACCTCCTCCAAGACACCTATGTCCGCATCCTCCAATCCAGCCGGGATATCCGGGAGCCGGCCTACTACGCCTACACGGTCGCCAAGCACCTCATTTGGGAGCATGGCCAGCACAAAGCGCCGAGGAACGACCCTCTCGCGCTGGCGCAGCTGCTCGATCACTCCGCAACTCCACAAGAGGAATTGGAACGAGAGCAGACGATCGGCGAGATACTCGCATTAATCGCTCATCTCTCCCCCAAGTGTCAGCGCATTTTTGAGATGCATGCACTCGAGGAGTACACCTATTCCGAGATCGCGACCCAGTTCCACCTCTCCGAATCGATGATCAAAAAGTACCTCACACAAGCCAAAGGGAGACTAAGACATGACAGACACCGACCGGATCGACATCCAAGAGGCCCTGCACGACTTAAAGCAGGCCGAGCGAAAGCTTGAGATCATTCAGATGCAGCTGATCGGCCCCAACCGCGCTCGCGTTGGGATGGCGATCGAGCAGCTGCAAATCGCCATCAACTACGCGGCAGCGATTCAATGATCGGCCTATGTTGGGGCCTTGCCGTGGAAGTCCACGTGGCGACGTACGCAGCAGAAGACAACGTCACCCGCGCCCTTAGACAGGTCCTGCGCAACGTGGAACACACTCAACAGTTTGTCCTGTTTAACCGCGCAGATCTCGATGCCCGCCCATTTCATAGAATAGGGGAGAGCGGTATCTACTATCAGCTTCTCGATAGCTGCCCATTGAGCATGTCATGACGCACGACGAACTGCTTCTATGGATCTGTTACTGCGGCAAGCAGCAGGCGACGTTTGCCCAGTTCGTCCAAGGCATTATGGAAATGGCCGAGCCGGACAGCTTCCGCACTAATGGGGAGTTTGATCCGGACTGGCTGTGGCAATGCAACTCACCCTTCTAGCGAAAGCGAGCCATGCTGTTGAACGGCGTTCAACAGCCAGAGTAAGAGAAGGATCCCGGCGATAATGTAGATGATCGTCTTGACGATCGCCGGGATGCCGGGAATCTGCTGGATCCCCCAAAGCACAAGCCCGATAATGGCGAGGAAGATGAGCAGCGTGATGAGCGTCATGATCATGTCGGTCTCCCAAACACAATTAACGCGGGTTGACAGCGTCAGTTCCCGCGTGCATACTGCGAGCAACTGAGGAGATAATGACGATGCGAAGCCTGAATGCCAAACTGATCGCCCCGGCCTTAAAACTGACGGGATTCCGATTCAGTAAAGACTACCGACACGGCGTAACCCGCTTTCATCGCATGGTCTTCGCACTCATCAACACCATCGAAGCCAATCAGAGAGCTGAACAAGCAGATTGAGGAGATGACATGACCACTAACTACTCTTTCGAATCGCTCTACCGATATGCGCAACCGGCAGCGCCGGCGCCGGTAAAGAGCTGGGCACAGCAGTATCCTGAAGAGGCGAAATGGATCAACTCCTCCACATTCGACTTCGCAGTGAGGATGCGCGACGTGCTCAGACAGTGGGGCGGCCTCACGCCAGGGCAGCTCGCTGCAGTACACAAATGTATGGCCTACCGTGCGCAACCCCCGTCTGAAGCAGCCGGCCTTGATCTGTCCAAAGTTCCGTCCGGCCTCTACGCCGTGCCCGGCGGCGATACGCGGCTGAAAGTCAAAGTGAGCCACGGCTCGGGCAAATGGCAAGGATGGATCTTCGTAGCAGATGCAAGTGAGTACGGGCAGGCCCGACGCTACGGCGCACAGCGCCCTCAGGGCAGCTACCAAGGCAGCATCGTAACGCAGCTCACTCAGATTGCCGCTGATCCGAAAGCCGCCTCCGCCGCCTACGGGCGCCTGACCAGCACCTGCGGCATCTGCGGCCGGCCGTTGGAAAATGAGGAGAGCGTCGCGGCCGGGATCGGCCCCGTCTGCGCGGGGAGAATGGGGTGGTAAAAAAATTCAGTACTGATGAGTTTTGCCAAGACTTGGCAAGCATTGCTGCAAAGCAACTCAAAAAGCTTCCACAGGAACAACGGCAAGCCGCCATGTATCTGCTCATGGACTGCACTTCCTTATTTGCCCCTTATACTTATGACCGGCTTAAAAAACGCTTGGGTGCAGATCCATCAGAAGCCGTCGTGCGAGCTGAGGAAGCGCTCAAGAGGCTGGAGCGCGATAAATGGTGACGATCGACTTCTGGATCCCCGGGCACGGTGTGATCACGCTGCCTCGACTGCAGACCGTGCCCCGCATCGGGGAACGCGTGATCTATCTGGCCGTAAGCTATAAAGTCGATCAGGTCACCCATCAGATCGACACCGGCCAGATTGCCGTCAGCCTACGGAGCACCTAATGGGGCAAGTCATTGAAGCTAAGTTCGGACTCGACAAAGAGGTGGAGGCGACGCGCGTACGGATCGAGCGCAATCTGATTGAGGAGGGGGCCCGGTGCGGCGACTCGGCCGATCTCATGCGTCTGAAGGCCAAAGTGCTGATGCAGCTCTTCGCCGATCTGACAGACGGCCTATCCGCGACCCGAATTCAGCTCATCGTGCCCGACAGCATGACGAAAGCAGAGCGCGAGATGCTCGCACAGAGCGTTCACAGCGCGATCATGGATACGGTTAAGGACGCTATCGGGCACAGCTTCCGTGTCGTCTCCGCCCACATGCTCGACCTGTGCACCTCGAGGTTGAAAGAATGAACGACCGGACTTTAGAGACTCATGCCGCGGAACTGAGGCAGCGTGCAACGGAATGCGATTGTGGCATATGTGAGGCATGCAAGTTTGCGGAGAACGAGAAGCAATCCTCAAAGACTCAGCTTACACGCTATGCCGTTTTCCACGATTCGTGCGGCGAAGAATCTCCGATGGAGACGGACGACGGTGCATGGGTCCGCTACGACGATGCGCAAGCTGAGATCGAGCGGCTACAGCGGGAGTGCGCCAACTGGAAACAACTGCATGAGGTTGACGAGGCTTGCATTGGCAAACAGCACGCCAAGTTTTGCAATCTACGTGAACGTCTTAAAGACGTGGTAGCCGAATGCGATAGAGCCGCTCCCGAGACGCCAGAGCTACGCGGCATCGAGGCGGCGTTCTCAACTGAGGCTATGACCGCGCGCGATGAGCGCCAAGGACTCTCTGAGAAAACGGCAGTGACTCACGCGATGCGCACAAACAGCAGCATTGAGACTGTCTGCAAGCTCTGCGGTCAGCCGTTGCTACATGAGAATCATACTTTCGACCCGCGAATCTCTGAAAAAACGGAACCGGTTCGCACGCCATGCGATGACTGCAAGGATGATCGAAACCGTCTGAGAGAGCTTTTGGAGCAATGCCGGGACTTTCTATACGACGATTCCGGAACGCCGATCGCGCCGATGGAATTGCGCGAGGCAGTTCGAGTCGCGGTGAAAGCGGCCGAAAGTGCGAAATGATTTGTTCCCTACCCTCAGGTCTGGGCCGTCGGGAAGTAGGCGCAAGCGAGCCAGCAACGCTGCGGCGAAAGAGCCTCGAAAGCTCTAGGGGACTCCCGATCAAAGCCGCGGAGGGTCAATCGTGATCATCGGCAGCGAAGCAGACATCGCGAAGATACCCAGTCCTCAGGACCGTCGCGAGATGCGTAACTTTCAGCGTTGGCTGCGTCTTTGGCCGCATCACGGCTTCGACATGATCCAGCGACCGCGCTGGCAGAAGTATCTTGGATTTTCACCTGAAGAAATCGAGGCCATCAACGCGGCAGCGCTAAAGCGAAGCACGGTTAATGGAGACGCGCATCCATGAGCCGCGACGCCCATTTCAATCGGAACAGCCGCCGCTCGGGAGGAGATCGGCTCAGACGAATCGTTGTGGGCAACTCCACGAAGCCAGAGCCAGCGATGAGCATCCAGTGCTTTGAGCGCAGGCACCGTGACTGCACTGGAGCCAATACATTATTCGGCGGGAATTGTGACTGCGGGTGTCACGCTGTCAGCGCATCCGGAGACTCAAATGGCTAGAGGATTCGACATCCCGCGTGAGGAGCTTGAGGCAGGTTGGGAAGCTGAGGAAGACCGACTAAACAAGCAGTGGTTTTGCGAATGCGGCCATAGCTACGCGCAGCACATCAAGGGCCCAGTGAAAGCGGACTACTGCCGTCATTGCCTTTGCCAGAAGTTCAAGGAACGTCGCACTGCAACCGTGGACGGTGACACATGAGCGAAGGCGCTGCACATACTATCCAACGCCTAGAGCGAGAGTTGCTGGCTGAGCGAGTCGAAAATGACGTGCTTCGCAAACGCATCAAAGAACACGAACAGTTTCGCTCCCAGCACCGTAGTTGTGACCGCATGGGCATAACGCTTCAACAAATCGGTTTGCTTGTGAGGCACGCGCAGTCACCGGACCCCACGGACACGTAACGATGATCTCAAGCACCTAATTAAAAAACTGCTTGATCGACACGACGTAGTAGCGCCCCAGCATCCCCGGTACCGGTGCTAACCCCTCCCCTTTACGAATGCCGTGCGTGCAGAGAAGGTTCCCCACATCGCGCAGCGTCATCGTGTTGCGCATCTCATGCTCGCGATTAAGACCCGTGAGAAGCTGGGGGATGTTGAAGTAGAGCACCCCGTCGCGCACGTTGGTCCCAGCCTTATTCAAACACTGCGCTGCCACCCAGTTGAGAATCTGGTCCGAAAGTGGGTCGGAGATCGAGTACTGAGCGCTCTTCTCAGAGGCCCCCTCAACCTCCCAGAAGCGCGAGGAGCCGCTCTTGTACCGGGCCCAGCTCTCTGCCCACAGCTGGGCGCGCTCGGCCTCAAGCGCGGCAAAATCAAGCAGGCGTTTGACCTCGATGACGGGGTAACGGCGATAGCCTGACGGGTCTGAATGCAGAAACTCATGGCGATTCCCACACCCGTAGAGGGTGAACCGGCGGGGGAAGACTTCAATGGAAGCGCCGTAAGGGGGTCGAAAGGAGTCCTCTTGTCGAGTGACCATAGCTTTGAGAGTGGAGGACTCCTTGCGATTGAAACTGTCCAGTTCATCAAAGCCCACGACCAGCGCGGAGTGTAGGAGCATGTGTAGATCTTTGTCATTCTGTTCTCCATAGAGGGTGAGAGAGTTTCCCGGAAAGAGAATATTCGGCATCGTAGTCTTACCGGTCTTCTGCGGACCCACCACGATCATCAGCCAATCGATCTTGGTGCCCGGCTTATCTTGCCGCGCGCAGGCGCTAATCAGCCACTTCGCCGCGATCTCACGGTGGTAGGCATTGTCTTCCACGCCCCATAGACGGATCATCCAGTCATCCAGGCGCGGCACACCATCCCAAACCAGTGAGCGGATCCAGTTGAGCATGGGCGATTTCGCGTTACGTTTCGCCAGGGCCTGGATGCAGGAGAAGATCAGGCGATGCTGCACCTTCTCAAACCCAAGGTTGTGCTGGAAGTAGTTCGCGATGTCCATCTCGGTCGCATCGGGCTGCGCGATCGCCTCCCCGATCATGACGCGATTGGAGTCGAGGTTGCGCCACACTTTCGGAAAGGCCGGGTGCTCTTCCATCAATCTCATGATATTTGAAGAATGTTGATGGACAATGATCCGGTCGTGGGAGTCAGTCTTAAAGCTAAGCTGGTACTTCTTGACCAGACTACCGGAAGATTGAACGAGATCGCTGACCGCGATCTGTGGTAGTGCAGCCCAATGCTCAAGGGCGCTTGCACCCCACTTAACCAGGGCATCATCGATCTTATCACCGGGGTTGATGATGCGGACAGACAGTCCGGCGCTTTGCGCGGCTCGAGCGAACGTGCCGTATGCATTGCATATGTCGTATCGAAAAATATCACCATCGGGCACGATGATAAGTTCGGTACACCCACGTAGCTCAAATAGTCTCTTGATCCATGGATGTAGCTCTCCTGAACCGGCGGGGTCTCGCCACATTTGGCAGCCACCAATTCCGAAAGTAGGCAGACCCAGGTACTTGATGAGACTTGCCGCTTTTTTCTCGCCTTCTGCACAGACAATGGCATCTCCTTTAAGCGTGTGGAACCGCGGATGAATGTAAGGAATCGAGGGCGGTAAGTTGGACTTGGCGAGCTGCTCCCCCGAAGGCTGATCGTAGCGAGTGCCGCGATGAAACTCAGGGTACTTCATCCGGGTGCGCCACATGATCAGCTCCCCCTGCGCATTCGCCAAGGGGCGCCCCGTCAGATCGAAGTAAGGGATGACATAGGCGGCGCGGGCATCGGCCCGGCGGCGGATGAGCGGATGCGCATCGACCATCATGTTTTGGGGAGTTAAGCCGGACTTGGCGAGATCTTCAATGGCGAAGTCCTCATTTTCCCGCCCGAGCGATGCGGACACAAATTCAGACGGCGCCTGTCGCGGCGCATGGAACGCGCGAAAGGGTAGAACGTTATCAGACATGGAAAACCCCCGAGTGAGGAGGCACTCTAGACTTGCACGCAGGAAATGGCTAGAGTCTTTAGACGTTGAATGAAAGGAGATGTGTAACGAGGCAAAATGAAACCAACCCCCGTGTAAGAACCGGCTTCCAGCCGGTTCTTGCTTTTGAGAGCAGCACGCGCGCATACTGCGAGCACGTTGTGTATAAGGCAGGATTTGATCTGGCGGTAGCCAGTAGAGTGGCCCTCTCGAAAAGCAGCTTAGCCGGCTGTGTAAGTCGAATCCTGCCTTATGCTCAATCGTAAGTACCGCCCCGTTCGTCTCCTAGGCCGTGCGCGTCCTTATCGAGCGCCCGGAAAGCTCATTCATGTGCTCGAGATTAAACCGGACGGCAGGCCCTACTACCCGAAGATGTCGATATGCGGCCGAGAACCTCGATTCGAGAGCGAGGGGTTTGAGGAAGTCATCGGGGAAGTCACTTGTTCTCGCTGCATCGATAGAATGCGATGAAAGTGCTCCTGCCCTGTCCGCTATGCGACTACACGCTCGAAGCTCCTGCGCTGATTCCCGCAAACAGGTCGGTACTGCTAATCGTCGAGAAGAAACTCGAGGCGCATCTGAGAGAGCATACGTTGCTCGAATGGCTTCGGGCAGTGACCAATCTTCAAACTGAGTTGAATTGACTCAAAGCGACGTTACCATGAAAAAGTATCAACGAACGGAAAGTGCCGGACCGATCATCGCCGTGCTGATCATCCTCGAATTGGTCGCCGTCGTCGCCTGGATCTTAAAAATATGAAGCCACTACCGACCTACACTTGCCACAAGCAAGTTGGAGCGCTGAAGATTCGCTCCATCGATGTGCACTACACGGCAGAGCACGCCATCTTCACGCCAGCGGATGAAAGCTACGCGCCCTTCTCAGTAAGTCGGGCCTACATGGCTAAGCACGTACCCGAAGCCGGCGGCTACTACGTGCGCTACAAAGACGGGTACGAGTCCTTCTCGCCCGCTGCGGCGTTTGAGGAAGGCTACACCCGTGACTGATCTGGCCAATCTGACTCAGTTGGTCGATGCCTACATCGCTAAGCGCATCGACCGGCTGCTCGCCGACAAAGCCGCCGCGCTCCTCAAAGCTGAAGAGAATCAGCTGAAGAAAAATCTGCTCGAGATTCGCGCGGCGAGTGGGGCAAAGTCGCTTGGTGGCACGCTCGGCACGCTCAACTGGCATCGGAAGAACAAGCCGATCGTGGAGAACTGGGGAGCGCTCTACGCCTACATCAAACAGTACGATGCGTTCGAGCTACTACAGCGCCGGATCGGGGAGAAGGCGGTTGAGGAGCGCTGGGAGGATGGGATCGTGATTCCTGGCGTGACCACCTTTCCGGTTGACGATCTCACGATTGTCGGGAAAACTAAGTAGATTCCCCAATCGATTTGCTTGGGCGGGGAAATGGCGAGGGGCGCCCTACCGAATATGCCGGTCCATCGTAGAGAACGGGCGCGCAGATCTAAAACACGACGGAGCTAAGAAACATGACAGATAATTTACCCATTAAGTGGGAAGAAGAACTCGCGAAGCACGCGACGAAGGCGGCAGCGCAGGAGCGCCCCGCTGTGGGCCGTCTCGCCTTCCGCGGCGGCATCATGACCTATCAAAATCAGGCGATTCCGGGCAACAAGCTGAATGTGGTCATCATCAGCTCCGCCAAAGAGCATGCGCTGTACCAGAACGTCCTCGAACAGCGGCAGTTTGACCCCAACAAGCCGGAGTCTCCGATCTGCTATGCCCTCTCGCTCAGTGGTGAGGACATGGTGCCCCACGCTCAGGCCCGACAAAGACAAGCGGTGTCATGCGCGGAGTGCAAGTGGAATGCTTGGGGGTCCGCGCCAAATGGGGGGAAGGGCAAGGCGTGTAAAGAAAGTCGACGCCTGATCATGCTGCCCGTCTCCGCAGTCATGCAAAATGCGCCGCCCGACTCGGTGAAGAAAGCCGAAGCGGCGACGTGCTCCATTCCCGTCACCTCCGTGAAGAACTGGGCCAACTACACCGCTCAACTGGCCGGTGAGTTTCGCCGCCCGCCCTGGGCGATGGTGACGGAAGTTTCTCTCCATCCGCATGCTCGGAACCAGCTCGAAGTGAAGTTCGCCCCGGTCGCGCAAGTGAGTGAACAGTTCTTAAGCGACCTGATGCAGCGCCGGGATACGGCGGACGCCGTCATTCTCACGCCCTACGCACAAGAAAGTAATGCACCGGCTGCGCAGCCGATGCAGAATCGGAAGTACTGACGGGAAGTAATCCCTCCTGCGTCGTACGCACGGTATCCTTTAGTGAAGCGCGACGCAGGAGGGATTAGTTTGGGATTACTCGGCGAGTGCCCGGCGCATGGTCCTAAAACCCCGAGAGTCTGTGGAACGGTAAGAGGCCAGTAACTCAATTCCCCCGCTCGCGACAGACACTTTTAAGGAACGTATGAAAACTTTTCTCGCCCTCTGTCTCTTCGTCCCGTCGCTCGCTAGCGCTGCGACGAACCTGCCGCTCGTGTGTACGGATCAAACTAATCCGTGCCCCGCAGCGAAATATGTCTACAAACCCGGCGCTGACGGCCTTCTCGTGCTCAATCCCGCGAATCAGTGGAAACGCTGGGAGAGTCTTGCGCCGGCCGATCCGGTCCGGGTCTGTCCAAGCAATATCGAGTCGGGAAGTATTTCCTGCCCCGCCCTGCGGGTGACGCTCGCCAAGTCTCAAACGACCCAAGCCGTGCCGATTACGCAGTGGCGCGCCACTATTCGCTGGGATGCCGTGACGAAAGGCACGGGCGGAGTCGATTTACCGCCCGGGGAGATTGTGGGTTACTCGCTCAACTGGCGGTACGAAGCCGAGGGCGGCATTCAGACGGTGAGCGTAGGCAGCGCGCCGACTTATGCACTGACGATACAGAATAAGAATGTCTGTATCGCCGTGGCCGCGATCGGTAAAAGTGCAAATTCGAACTACACGATTGAACAATGTGTTAAGCCGACGGGCCCGACGCCCGTCGGTGCGGTGCCGGCGACACCCGAGAATGTAGTCGTGACGTTCGAGCCAGTTTGATCCCCCTGTTCTGCGGGCCTTCGGGCCCGCAATTTTTTCTTGACACTGCGTGCACTCTGCGTGCATACTTCTCTCAAGCCGGTCAGGCCCGCGAAAGAGGTTTTAACGGTTCCTCCGTGGCTTTCTTAGCGACAGTCGACCGGCTTCTTCAATACAACGGAGTTAAGCACTTGAGCACGCTTTACGTCGTCTTTATCTTCGTCGCCTCCATGACGAGCGACAAACTATTTGCCTCCGCGATGGTGATGGAGAGTAAGGCTGTCTGCGAGCAGCAGGCGATCGCGGTCCGCGCAGAGTTAGCGCTCAGCACGAACTATTCGGACTCCGCCGTGCACTGCCTGACGCCCAAGGAAGCCGAACAGGCCATCAAGATCGGACGCTGCACGACGGTCAGCTCAGGTAACGGCATTCACACGTACGCTTGCGAAGGCGCTAAGTCATGAAAGACAAACAGATTCAACAACTGAATATTTTCCTGGCCTGCCTGGACGTACTCACCGAAGTGTCGGTAGAGAGGCTTATGCTCTGGAAGACTATTCTCGAAGTCATCCAAAAAGAGCCGACAGATGATCAAGACAAAACGATGATCGCACCACTGGCCGCCGAATTTCTCGGCCAGATCATTGAGAAAAGGAATGTAGGGAAATGAGTAACCAAAAGCATGAAGTGCTACACATGGAAGAGGGCAAGCTCACTCCGCAGCGGATTGATTCTGCGATTCGTCGGCTCCCGATTCAGACGCAGCAGAGAATGGACTCGATCCAAGCTCTTGCAACGATTGACGAGATTTCTCACGCGATTGCCGAATGCACGACGATAGAACTGGCGAAGTACTACGATAATAAGATCGATGCACTCGCCGCGCTGGCGAAGATCCTGAAGGATGACAAGATCACTGTAGAGGCAAAGCGCGCAAAGCTTCTGAACTACCGGAAACTCGGAGAAATCGCAGAGAGCTTGCGGCCGACAAAATTCGCGCAGCCGCTGCCTTTGGATAGAGAAGAAAGGCGACTACATATAAACGCAATCGCAGTAAGAGTCAGAGCAAGAAAAAGAGGCGCGCAAATACCGAAATCGCTAGGAGGCAATTCAAGACCTCCGGGGGCTCAATCTTTGCTTAAAGAGCATGGTTTTTCGCAGGTAAAGAGTACTCAGATTCTCCAAGTTTCTAGGGTACCTGAAAATGTTTTCAAAGATGCTGTGGGCTCACCCAACCCCCCTCCACCGAGACGGCTAGCCATCAAAGGAATTAACCAAGGAGGGATAAAACATAAAAATATATCGAGCGACTTATATAGAAGTTTTCGCGCTGAATCGAGTGGCTGCAACGCGGGCAGATTTATTACTTGGTGCCGCAGTAATAATCCCGCAGAGCTTGCGCGCGGAATGACTCCAGACGAAGCAACCAAGGCGCGCGAGACTGTCATTGAAATTCAAGAGTGGCTGGATACGTTCGAGAGGCATCTACACAAGGAAGTGAAATGAAGCTGAGCCTAGAGGGCATAGAAAAACTTCTAACGGAGTCACTCGCGCGTGAAAATCTTAGAATGACAGATAACGAAATGCGAACTGCGCTAGATTGGATTGAAAACCAATTTCCAACAACTGACACAGAGCAGATATCGCTAATCATTCGCGTCCTCGAAAGAAAAAATCTTTCCGAATGACCCCCGGTGAACACCTCGCACAGATCATGCAAGAAGCGAAGAAGCTCGCGGTGCAGAAGCATTTGCGAACCATGAAGCGCGCCGATGCGACGGGAGAGGAGAAAGCGCACGCGATCAGTGAGTTGATGAAGTGGAAAGCGCAGATCCCCGAGCTAGTGCCGGTCACAGCGATTTATCTCCAAACCGAACTGAATAAGCTACAAGACAAATGACCCCCATCATCGTCGACTTTGAAACTGACGGCATTGTCGGTAATCCGCTCCTGCAGCCGCCTAAGCCGTGCGGAGTGGCCATCCTATGGCCCGGCCACGCACCGAACTACTTCGCCTGGGGGCATCCGACGCAAAACAATTGCTTCGAGCACCAAGCAGTCGATGCATTGGCGCAGGTGATCGACTCGGGACTTCCGATCTGCTTTCACCATGCGGACTTCGATATCTCGGTGTGGGCGACGATGCATGTGCGCTTTAAGCTGGACTGGAAGTACTTCGATTGGCGCCGAATTCACGATACGCAGTACCTCGTCTTCCTCGCCGACCCTTACGCCCCGACCTTCTCGCTCAAGCCTTCTGCAGATCGCTATCTGGGCATGCCGCCCGAGGAGCAAGACGAAGTTCGCGAGTGGATTCTCGCTCATGTGCCCGAAGCGGGTTTAAAGGATTGGGCGGCGCATATCTCTAAGGCACCCGGGGATCTGGTCGGGCGCTACGGCATCGGAGATGTCGTGCGAACCGACAAACTCTTCAGGCTGCTTTACGTGCGGATCTGCGACCAGGGCATGCAAGCGGCCTATGACCGCGAGCGGCGCCTGTTCCCCATTACAATGCGAGCGACCCAGCGCGGTGTGCGCTGCGATCGTGAAAGGCTCATTCGAGATACTCAGCTCTATACCGGAACGCTCGACATGGCCGAAGCTCGTTTGTGCCGGGCGCTCCAAATCACTCCGGAGCAGCTCGAAGAAGACGAAGAGGCGCTCAAGGATGGCCTTGAGCGGGCCGGTGCGGTGAAAGAGTGGGTACTCACGCCGAAGTCTCGCAAACGCTCGCTCGCGGCCGGGAATCTTCGGATTGTCATCCCCGAGATTCGCGACCTTCTCGATTACCGCGGAGCGCTCAAGACGAGCTTGCAGACGTTCATGCGTCCCTGGATTGAGTTCTCTCGAGCGGACGGTCGACTCCATCCCAACTGGAATCAAGTCAAGCAAGCCAAGGGCGACTACGCCTCGAAGGGCGCACGAACGGGGCGGCTATCTTCGGACAATCCCAACTTTCAGAATCTACCGACAAAGTGGGAGTACAAGAATGGCGATCCGATGGCCATCCCGCCGGGCCTGTTCCCCTACCCCTCCTTACGCTCTTATATCCTGCCCGAGGAGGGCCACGTCTGGCTCAAGCGCGATTTTAGCTCACAAGAAGTGCGGATCGTGGCGCACTTCGAAGACGGGCCTCTGAAGGCAGCCTACATCGCCAATCCCAGTATGGATCCGCACGAAATGGCACGAGAGATGATCCAAGCGATTACGGGCCTGATTCGTTCTCGCGTACCCGTCAAGATCACGGGCTTCTCGATCATCTACGGCGCCGGCGCGCCAGGACTCTCGGCGCAGCTTGAAAGCTCGCTTGAGGAGGCGCGGCAACTGAAGTCGGCGTACCTGATCTCAATGCCCGGTGTCGAGGCATTAATGAAAGATGTACAGATGCGCGGGCGAACGGGGCAAGGCATTCGAACCTGGGGCGGACGCATCTACATCTCCGAGCCGTCGAAAATCATCGACGGGCGGATGCGCGACTTTCACTACAAACTCTTAAACTACCTCATTCAAGGTAGCGCCTCGGATCAGACGAAAGAGTGCATTAACGAGTGGGATGATCAGCGTAGCGCAGAAGTCTTCCTCGCCACGGTTCACGACGAGATCAATATCAGTGCTCCTACCGATGAGTGGCCTACGCATATGAAGCGCCTCAAAGAGACCATGGAGGCCGATCGATTCGATGTGCCGTTTAAGACCGAAGGGTTTGTCGGCCCGAACTGGGGCGAGCTGAAGGAGTGCGAATGAGGCGCGAAATTGACTGGGCACTTGTAGTCATGCTCGCTGCGTGGGCAATCTTCATTCCTTACGCTATCTGGCTTATTCGATTAGTAGTGCGAGGTTGCGAATGAGCATTAAGCGCTGCAGTGACTTGTACGATCTTCCTGGCTTTCCAGGGTGTTGCACTTCCTGCCACGAAGATGCTGATAAAGGCTATGTTCAGCTTTGTGGGGAGCACTACGACAAGAAGACAGATGTACTGACACACGTCCTATGCTGCCGAGTGAGCACATGGCTCCGTAAACAGGTCGCTGAATGAAAATCAGATTCGAGAACGCAGATGCTCCAGTCGATGAGCGCCTTTGGGAGATTGAAGTAGAGGCGAATGTCGTAAACCTTCGAGCCGTAAATGATGCCTGCTCCGACAGCACTGCCATAACAATGCGCCGCACAGGGTATCGACTGGAATGCGAGTGAAGCTTAGATTACGGATCGTCTCTTCACATGAACGACTGGCTCGCGCAGACTTAGTTTACTTCATTGCAAAGAAAGGAAGTGACTTCAGTCCGACGCAGCCTGCTGTCCTAGAAATGTGGATTCCTAATCCTGTTCATCCCAACATTGACGGTCACTGGGAGTCCATAGAGGTTATCGAATGAGCTTCTCCTGGTCTCTTTCCGCGTGGTCGCTCTTCGAGCGCTGTAAGTTTGCCTACAAATGCCGCTACATCGATCGAGTGCCGGGACCGGCGCCATCGGGCCCCGCGCAGCGCGGCATCGATACGCACAAAGAGATCGAGATGAATCTCCTGCACGGTCATCCGCTCTCGTTTGAGCTGCAAAAGAAGTGGGGCCATGCGTTCAACGAGATCAAAGGCTACGAGCTGCAAACGGAGCACAAAATAGCGCTGACGCGCGAGTGGATTCCCACTGCGTGGGAATCCGGTTGGCTTCGGATGGTGCTCGATCTCAAGGCGAAGAAGCCGGGCGGATATACCGTATACGACTGGAAGACCGGGAAAGAGTACCCCGAGCACTTCGATCAGAAAGAGCTGTACGCCCTCGGCGTCCTGTCTGAGCATCCGGAAATCAGTCAAGTGAAGGCAGTCCATGTCTATTTAGATCTGGGCAAACAGACGCAGCGCGAGTACCATCGGGACCAATTGCTCGCAAGACGCGCGCAGTGGGATTTCAAAGGAAAAAAAATCGAGGCCGCCTTGCTGGATCCGTCTTTCCCTTGGATACCCGAGCCGAACTACCTGTGTAAGTGGTGCGCGTATGCGCGAGGAAACGGTGGGCCATGCAAATTCGGCTAGAAGGCTCCCGCTGTGCGATGTGTCAGACCGGAACCATCCGATCCCATCTCGGTACGCTTCAGTGCTCCTACTGTAGGCAAAAGTTTGGAGCAGCACCGAAAGAAAGTTCGATCGTTAAAAAAGTGAGAGACTGGGCACTCGCGCACAATTGGATCGTAGAAAAAGTTAAGTTCGCCGCATCCGGTTATCCCGACACGATATATTTCGGCTACGGAACGTGTCTTCTGATCGAATTCAAACGCCCCGGTTTCGAGCCCGATGAACTACAAGAGCACCGTATTAATGAGCTTCATCAACACGGCATCCGAGCAGTCTGGGTCAATAGCTGCGAGCATGCCGTTGCCGTCTTGGAGGCCGCACGCCTATCAAGTCAGCGGGATCAAAATTCTGCTCAGCCAGGGCAGCGCGGGACTGTTTCTCGACCCGGGCTTAGGCAAAACCTCAATCTGCCTCGCGGCCTTCAAGATCTTAAAGGCCAAGGGATACGCCGCGAAGATGCTGATCGTCGCCCCGCTGCGCCCGTGCTACAAAGTATGGCCGGACGAGATCAAAAAGTGGGCGGAATTCAACGAGCTGACCTATGCGATCCTGCACGGCCCGAAAAAAGACGCCTTCCTCGCAAACGACGTTGACATCACCATCATCAATCCGGAGGGTCTGCAGTGGCTGTTCGCACCCCAAACAAAGCGCCCCGCGTTCGACATTCTCTGCGTGGACGAAAGCAGCAAATTCAAAAGCTCAACGACACAAAGATTCAAATTGTTAAAGCCATTACTGCCTTCGTTCGCGCGAAGGTGGATCTTGACGGGCACCCCGGTACCGAACGGATTAACCGACTTATTCGGGCAGATATTTATCTTAGACCTGGGGGCCTCACTGGGGCGATTTATTACTCACTACCGTCGCGAGTTCTTCGACCCCTTCGGGTACGGCGGGTACGAATACCGGCCTAAGCCCGATGCTTTTATCCGTGTTGTCGAGCGGATCAAGCCGCTCATTCTGCAGCTCTCAGCTGAAGACCATCTCAAGATGCCCAAACTCGTGAGCGCCGACATCCGTATCGATCTGCCGAAAGAGGCGATGGCGATTTACAAACGAGTCGAGGACGGCTTCTTCGCTGAGCTAGGCGAGTCGAAGATTGTCGCGGCCAATGCCGCCGTGGCCGGGGGGAAGTGCCGGCAGATCGCCAACGGGGCGGTGTACACCGATAGTCCAAGCTACGAGAAAATTCATGACGCTAAATTGGATGCGCTCGAGGACCTCATTGAAGAACTGGGTGGCAAGCCGGTCTTGGTTCTATATGAGTTCGATCATGACCGAGAACGGATCTTATCGCGTATTCCTGGTGCGCGAGTTCTCGGGTCTGGAACTACTCCAAAGCAACTGGAAGAGATTGTTAACGGATTCAATGCCGGGGCAATCCCGTGTCTCCTGGGACACCCAGCAAGTATGGGTCATGGTCTTAACCTCCAGGCGAGCTGCCATCATGTCGTTTGGTTTGGCATTACTTGGAATCTTGAGTTTTACGATCAAGCTATTGCCCGCGTGTATCGACAGGGTCAGCAAGCGGCTACAGTTTTCGTTTACCACATGGTTGCATCGGCAACCCTTGACGAAAAAGTCTTAAAAGTATTAACTGCCAAAGACCGTACACAACAGACTCTATTAAAGGCCCTACAATGACAGAACTTAAATTTTCCGGCCCCGCCACGGTGACCGGCTTCCCGCGAGATAAAGCTTTCGGCTTCGAGATCGAGGGGGATCGCCTCATTCTCAAAGCGGGGAAAGAGATCTTTCTAACGGTCGAGAAAGCGCTGGCAACAACGGAGCCCGAAGTTAGTCTCTTCGAAGATCCGAAGCCGCAAGACGGCGCAGTGCCTCGGACTCTGTTCAACACTGTCGAGACTCAGCCTATTCAGGGGGTTCCCAATCAGCCGTCCGAAGCGGCGACATCTACGGGGCGCAAACCGCGCAGTCCGAATATCGTCATTGATGACAACGCGATTCTCGTTATCGACATCAACCGAACGAATCCCTACCGCGGTCTGCGCGCTAAGTATTACGAAACGCTGAAGACAGCTCATGGACGCACCGTAGCGTGGTGGCGGGCGACCAGCATGGTGGGTAACCTTGAAGGCAACCCGATGGCGATGCTGAAGTTCTTCCTCTCGGAAAGCGTCGTGCAGCTGCAGCCCGGACAAGCTGCAGAAGGCCCGCTCAAGGCCAATGTGACTCCAATCCAGCCGGGATCCTTCCCCAATCCGCAAGCTTCTGGCGTAGCCGGGCCGATCTGGGCGGGTGGCGTGACTCCTGGCCAGGGCGGCGGCGCAACCTTCCTGTAATAGAGCTGCCCTGGCTCGCACCCAGGGCAGTCTCTTTAGGAGATTTGAATTAACGCATCCGACATCGCCATTGTCATCGCAGCGGTCACCGTCTCAGCCACGACGATCATCGCCGCGGTGGGGTTGCAGCTTCGGCAACTTCGTCAGGATGTGAAGACCGTTCACGACGCGACCAATTCAATGAAAGATGATCTGGTTAAAGCCGCCCTGCTTCAAGGTGCGGCAGAGGAAAGGGAGCGAGTCAAATGAACTGGTTCAAATCGAAAGTCAGTACGCAGGTCTGGAATGAGTCGATGATTCGACTTTACGAGAAGCAGATGGCGGCGCGCGCTGCGCTGGGGGCCCAGTATCTCTGCCATCCGACCCGCGAGGTGAGGAAACTGCCGAAGAAAGGAGAGGTCACAGCCGAATTCGGTCCGGTACCGACGCTGCGACTGGTGAAGTCGTGACTTGGTTTATCGCAGTTAGCTTGCTCTTGCTCACGCTGTCACTTATTTGCATCGGGCGTGCCGTCTACTTGCTGATGAAATCATGATCACATCCGCGCAACTCGAGATTATCCGCGACGCATTGATACTTGAAAATTCCAAGCGGCTGATGCAAAAACTAAGTCTGGAGTTCGAACCCCGTACTCGTTCGGTGCGTATCATTTTCTGGGATTTCGACGAAGAAGACTTCAAGGCACTCCAAACGATGCCCGACACGTCCAGTAAATAGAGGCAACCTCCGCCACCTTGCGGATATAAGCATCAAATGAGGAGTCAGCGAGGGGCGTCAGGCTCGGGCAGGAGGCGATCTGCAGCGGCGTCGGGCCCACGGGTAAGGGCCGAATTGGTAAGCTCGAGCACGCGGGGAGAAGCCACGCACTCGCGGTAAACGACATCACGAGTAAGCTCTTTCTCAAGGTTTTGCCGAATCGTGACATGCTTCACCTGTATTTTGGCGATCTCGTGAGCGGCCGCCTCCTGACTCTTCAAAGCAATTTGCTCGATAAGTGTCTCCGTAGAGAGCGTTTCAAGTCGAGCTGCGGTGTATCCCGCTTCATACAGCGCCCGCCCCCCGAACGTCGCGGCCCCAACTAAAACGAGGCCGGCCACGCCAATCACGTACGGGCTCATTTAACCCACAGCGGGAAGAGGAATGAGGCATTGCCGACCGGATCCCGACCCTGGCACGGTCGACCGCGCACGTCCCAGCCCAGCCCAAACGTCAGCTCAGGGCGGTAAGGACTGTCGCCGCGACCGATTGGAAAGCGCAGGTTCGGGCCCACCGTGTTGTTCTCGCAAGCATCGTGCACATCCTGCGCACTGGAGTCGTGATTAATTTTCAGGCCCACCGAGGTGCCCGTACAAGCAACCAGCATCACGACAATGGCAATGATCAAGGCGATGATTGTGCAGAGTCCGATAGCACCAAAGACTTCTTTCCAGCCCGGATTAAGTTTCATAGCAAGCACGCCTCTTTGAAGTAAGGAATCGCTTTGTCAACGGTGCCTGCACCGAGCGGCGTGTTGTATCGCAGCTTCCAAAAAGCCGCCATGCTGTGATAATCCCCCGCGGCAGGTAGTCTTTCCGGCGCATGCCAGTAGAGAATTCGGCACATCGCCGCGCCGAGAAGCAAGTTCCAATGCAGATCCTCAACGTACGGCCGGCGACTTAAATAGCCAAACACGCCCTGCTCCAACTTCGGCGAGAGTCGTTCGAGATGATCTTCGAAGCTCACTTTCTCCATCTGCCAAAGGCCGTACGCAGGTCCGGGCTGCTCCTGCGAGCCGACTCGTTGATCGAGATAGTTCAACCCAGACTCGACCATCCCCGTGCCCAGGACGAGCTGCTCCGCGGCCATTGTGCAGGGAATAGACCCGACCAACCGCCCCAGCGCAGGACGAATGACAAAAGAGAGAAGCTGTCTCGGATTGAGCCCACTCACGGCTTGGCTCCGGGAACAAAGCGGCTCATCACATCCGTGAACGTCTTAAGCTCCGTTTTCAGTTCCCCCATTTCCTTGGTTAGCCTCCACAGGAGGAAGATGATCACTCCCGACGCTGATGTTCCCACTCCCTGAATGATCTGTGGCAGATCGGATATCTGGCTGTCCATCGGAAACCTCTAGTTGGGACACAATGTCCCGAAAAAGTCCGTAAACTTTGCCCAAAGGCTGCGTTTCTAGATAGACCAGAATATCTCCAATGGTCTTAATTTTAAGGGGCCGACTAAGATCAATTTTACTCAATGGTATCGCCTCGAGAGATCTTAGTTCTTTTAAGGCCCGTCCCGGCCGTATCGATGCGGGACACCCCAGGCTCGTACTTCTTAATCTGTCCACTTTCCATTGCACGAATATAGCTGAGCATCTTAAGCGTGTCAGCAACGTGAACGTCATCTGACGAGAAAGTTTCCGAAAGCGAGGGGTCGCCCGGATGCGTGTGAAAAAGACCCACGGCCTTCGATCCTTTCGGGATCCGCACCGTCGCTTCAAACTTACCGGTGCGCTTATTTCCAACCGGCTCGGAGGTGGTGTACAGGCCCTGCGGATCCTGAAAAACGACGCCCCCTAGCTCATAAGTGGGGTCGGTCACACTATTGAGTGCGTACTTAGCGGCCTCATCGGAAGACTGAAACAAGCGCTGCGCAATGACTTTTTGTAACGCTAGCTCGTCGCTCAAGTGCGCTCCGCTGAAAACGTAATCGTCGAAGAGGCCAGTACTGTCAGTGTCGTGGCATCGCGAATTTGCAGCGTGCAGCCTGAAGACTCAATGCCGAGAACCGCTCGCGCGATGGTCCAGGTACGAGTCGTACCCAGACTAAGAAAGCTTCCCGTGGCCGCCCCCGAAGGGGTCGTGCCTGAGTTAACCGTCAGCCGTGCCTCAAAGCCGGAAAAGCCAAACTTCGGCGTGATCCAATCCCCGACATCGCTAATGGTCCCATTGCCGCTCGAAACGCGAATGTCGCCGCCATTTGTGAGTTCAAAGGTTGCGGTCGCCGTGCCCGCGGCGACTAGTGCGCTGGGAGAGTAGGAAGCCGCCAGCATGATCGTCGTGCCGCCATTACTCACTCCGATCATGGTCATGCCGAATGTCATGAGATACCGCCGCCACCGACGAGAAATACCGCAGAAGTCTGCGCGTAGATGTATCCCACGCTGAACGCTGTGGAGGTTCGACTTCCGGTTGTTGCAGCAGATCCGACCAGACGCAGCGTCACCCCCGCCCCCTGAACGATCGTACAGGCACCGATGGTGTTCTCGAACGTCACCATGTCACCAGCCTGAAATACACCGGTATTGACCGTAAAATTGCCTGCTGAATTCGCCGCAACCACGCGCCCCGCGTCGTCCGCCACAAAGGTGTAGCCCGCATTCTGCGCATTGCGGTTGCCATTGCGGTAGCCCACTTCTCGAGCCAGCGCCTGAAGCACCACTCCCGTGCCATAGTTGACAACCGCACTCGCAACGCCGGTACGAGTCACAGCTCGGTAAGTGAGCGTTGCGTTGCGCGCATCGTTAACTAAGCGACTTGAGCGGACGCCACCGTTAAAAACCTCATCCCAGATTTTCGCATCCGCCGCCGCATCCGTATCACTCGCCTCAAGTACGGGAAGCGTACTCATCAACTGAAGGCTTGAAACCCCTCCCGCCGAGGGAAACGTGAAGCGACCGGGATACTCACTCTGCACTCGCGACCAATCACCACCGGTGCCGCCGAGCCGCAACGTCCCCGCGCCGTCCTGATCGATGTAGATGCTGTTGTCGTCGACGCGCACATCGGCCGTGTAGGTGCGGCGAAACCGCACGCTTACTGTGCCCAGATCGTCCGTCACATCGGTATCGGAACGAATCACATCCCCGAAGACATTAATCCCTGTCGGCCACGTCTTCGAAGTAATGCCCGTCCCCGCCCGTACGATGTCGACAATGCTGACCCCAGCACCATCTGCATCGGTACGCGTGCGAAACGAGGTGTCGCCTGCGACCTGCACCCAGTCATAGATCTTCTCATCCGCCGGCGCATCCGTTTCCTGGTACAGCCGGCGCGTCGCTGCGCCGCTGACTTGAAACGTATCGGCCGTCACTTTATGTAGTGCTGTCGTCATCTGCAGCACATCGTTAGATGAGATCGAGTAGCGGAAGTCGCCCGCCGCATTGCGATACAGCCCGCTTGTCGGCTCCGTTGTCCAGCTCAGCGCCGGAGCGCCAATCGCGCCGTTCGTCAGCTTCAAAGGCCCGGTCATACCGCCCGATCCAGCCCGATCGAGGCTGTCGGTAAGCGCTGTACCGATATCATCTAGCGTCGTGTTCGCCCAAGTCGACGAGATCGTCGTGAGCGTAACAACGGGGTTGCCGGCCGGCAGGCTGTAGGTGCCATTCGAATCACGGGGCATTCTGTTCTTCCATCTGTGCCAAAGTGGCCGCGAGGGCGCGTTCAGAAGGTAGCTTTGCTCCCGCACGAAGCGTCTTCGGCAACCCTTGCGTTAAAAGTTTCTGCCCCGCCTTTGTATAGGCGAGGCGCCCAAGGCCCGCAGCCGTTGCGGTCGCTCCCAAGTCCAGCGCAGCGCCCCCAGCCAGGGCGGCGCCGCCGGCGACCTTGCCCCCGATCTTGTTAATGCTCCGCTCTAAAGCAGCCTGCGCGCCCGAGCGGGCCACGCCGAGCACATCCGCCGCTTTAAGTGCCTCTTCTTGAAACGGCGCACGCATCTCGGCGACCGCCGCATCCGATGCCTTGTGCTTCGAAGCCATCAAAAGTTGTGAGGGGGTAAACGTCTCCCAACCCGAGCGCTTTGCTGCATTGCGGAGAACTGAAAGCTGCATGTAGCGCGTATCCGTCTCTTTAAGTGCCGCGTTGACTGCGGGGTCCATCTGCGCTCGAAATGTAGTGCGCGCATTGTTGAGCATTCCAGCTACCGCGCCGTCACCGGCTTTGGCGGCTTTCTTCGCCGCCTCCCGCAACGCATCATCGACCGAAGAGAGTGTCTCGCCGTTCGTGCCGCCTTTGCGCGCCCCCGAGAGGATCTGCTTAAACTGATGCTGCATCAGCTTCGTCACTTCATCGGCCTGCTCTTTCGGTAGTTTCGTACTCACCTGTCCTGCAAGCTTCGACCAGTCCGCTTTAAGGCCCGCCCGATTGAAGGGCATCTCCTCTTTCCAAATTGACTTATAGGCGCTCGACAGCGCGCTCCCAGCTTGCTTGAAGCCCGCTTTGCCGCCTTTCGTTACACTCGGATCGATCGTCTTAAGCAGACTTTCATTCCAAGCCTGCAGCGCCTCGGTCTGTCGCGCGTTGATCTTCCCACCGACAAAGGGAACGTTCGCTGCGAAGTCTTCCGCTGCTTTAGCGCCCTTGCCTCGGACCATCCCTACCGTCAACGGGATTCCCCGCTGCTGAAATTCCTGCACGGCATTGGCTGCCTTCGGCAACGCCGATTTAAAGCCTGCCGGAGCCTGTGCAGCGATCGTGGGGTTCGGAATGCCGCGAGCACCCGCCAGCACACTGCTCACAAACTCCGCGCCCTTGCCGGCCCCTTCAGGAGTCGTCGTATAGCTGTCTAGCGCTCGATCGAACATCTTCGAAGGGTGCTCGTAATCCTCACCCGTCATCAAATTACGCGCGGCGACCCCAGCATCCATAGCCAGGAGTGGCAATGCGGCGACCCCTTTCGCGATGGGGCGCACGGCAGCACTGGCCCAAGGCCCGAGCGCTTTTTCGGGCTCTGCTTGCGCCGGCTGCGCGTGACCTTGAATCGCCGCTGCAATCGCCTCATCCGACATATCGTCAGGAAACTCAACTTCTCCCATGCCGGGCACTTCAATGATCTGCGTCATTCGATCTTCCCCGTTGCGGGGTTGAACTTACGTCGCTTAGTAGGCTTTTCCCCAAGCGCTTCATCTACCGCACCGCCCGCGCGCCCGGCTGCGATTTTCGCCGTCTTCACAACCGTTTCAAATCGCTCCGCTTTAGCCTTCACCGTAGCGGGGTCGTCTCCGATCTGGGGAAAGTAGGAGCTACGCAAATTCGCCAGCTGCTCTTTGGTGTAGCTCGCGCCCGTCGCCAAAGTCAGCGCGGCATCCAGCGCATCGAGTTGCGCCGTATTGGCCCGCTGCCGGTCACTGCTGCGCACCACATTCGCTCCAGACTCCATTCCAACTGCCTCAAGACTGCGCTCGAGCACCCCCGGCTTAGAGGCTTTTGTCCCTAAAGTCTGAAGCTCCCGCATCGCTCCTTCGAGACGTACCGCAAGGGTTGCAGCTTTACGCTCCCCCTCCGTAGGCTGCGCAGCCGGCTTATTCGCAGCGGCCGCCGCGCGCTCCTGCGCAGCCAGATAATCCAAATCCTGCCCGCGGCGAGTCAGCGCCAGCTGCTCCTCGCCCTGCCCGAGCTGCTGTTGCTGAGCCGCGGCAATCCGCGCTTCCTGCGTCTTTTGGAACAGCGCTTGCTGCTGATTCTGCGCACCTTGCCGAAGCTGGTTCGCCTGCTGTCCGGCTTGCTCAGACTGAGCCTGCCCCATAGGGGCCAGTGTGGGATCCCCCGAAAGCT